TGCGACGCGGGTTGCTGAACGCCAGCCAGAAGCGATTTGGCGTGTTTTCTGTGAAAAAACCACCCGTCACCGCCCAAATTGAGTCGTCAATACCGCTGGCTTCGTCAAAAATCACCAAAACACCGTCGAAATTGTGCACACCAGCGTACGCATCAGGGTTTTCCGCTGACCATAAGCGCCCTTCGACGCCCCAATATCTGGTGCCCTTCTTCAAATCCCGCTCCACCAACTCGGTCAGCCACTTGGCGGGCATTACCCGGGTGGCGCTGACCTCAAACCAGTGGCTGTTGATGGCCATGGCCAGCCATTTGGTGATCTCGGCCCATGTGATTGAGCGTAGCTGACTCTCACTGTTGGCCGACACGATGGTCGTCGAGCCGATTCTGGTGGAGATCATCCAGATCACCAACCAACTGACCAGCGCCGACTTGCCAATACCACGGCCAGACGATATGGCCTCTTGCAATACGTCAAAGTCCAGCTTGCCTTGGTTGAGTCGGATGTGCTCGGCGATGTCCAACAGCACCTCGCGCTGCCATTTGCGTGGGCCAGCGAAGTTTTCCAGTGGTGTGCCCTTGACACCCCATGGAAAAGTCAGCATCACAAACGCCAGCGGATTGTCTTTAATGGCTGGGCTCCACAACCGCGCCATCAATTCCATTTCGTCTTCAGCGCTGTATATGGTCGATTGCATTTAGTTTTGGTTGTAAGGTAGGACTTGGTTCACGGGCGATGACATCTATAACGCGCTTTTCTGCTTCTCTCAACGCGCCAGTGATGCTGATGCGCTGATCGACATCTATGCTGATGGACTGCTTGGCCACCCAGCCGTGTGAGTGTTGCAGGATCGCCAGCGCCGCTTTGGCGTCGCCTTCCTTGGCAGCTTTGTGCAGGCAGGTGGACATCTCCAGTTCACCGTCGGCTTTGCCCTTGAGCGCCGCCATGTCTGCAATGGGGTCTAGCTCACACAGTTGCCGGTACTCGGTGGGCAGCATGCCGGAGGCCAGCGCCAATGCGTCGCCTTTCAAGCCCAGCTTGGCGGCTTCGTAGATTTTGTTTAACCGCGCTTCGGTCGCAACGATCTTGCGCGGCTCAAATGGGAGGCTGTGGAACGTCATGTGCGCGAGTGTAAATCATGTGGGTCATGTGGGCAATTTTAAAAAATAAAAAAATTGTTTGTGAAACCTCCGTCACCGTATGGCCCAGGCCGTCGGCCCTACCCCCTCCCCCTAAGTTAGTGAGCACTTACTTACAGCAGCCTGGTTAGTAAGCACTCACTTACAGCAGCTAAGTTAGTGTCTACTAACTTGTCAAATTTATATGTTAGTGCGTACTAACTTAGCGAAGTGAGTGCTTGCTAACTTAGCCTCGGGGTTGGGGTTAGTGGGTACTAACTTAGCCTGGTTAGTGGTCACTCACTTAGATTTTTACGCCAGTTAGTAGGCACTAACATGGCATGTAATACTTTAGTGGGGGGTCATGTGGACAATGTACCCACACTTTTTTTGTCGCTGCCCAAACGTGCATGCACACTCAACTGTACAGCTATAGTACTACTATTTTCAAACTCATAATAAATACAGAAAAACATGGGTACATAGTCCACAACACCAAAAAAGTCAGCCATTACAAGGCCATTTTGTGGGTCATGCCCCTTATCCACAACCAACCCCCATTATCCACATATTTTGTAAGCAAATCCTTTACATAGGGTTTTGGAGGGGTCTTGTAAATCAATAACTTACAAGAGTTGGCACGATTCTATTATGTATATATAGAGTGCTGCGCAAAATCGGCACTTATTCAATCAACTAAAGTAAAGGAAAACATCATGGGATATTTCAGCAAAGTCTGCGCTAAGTCTAATCTGCCTGTAGTCCATTCAGATCGGGGCTACCCCGCGTTAAATAACGTCGTAGCTCTCTTACCTAACGGCACCAAGATAACCGGCTCTTATGACGGCTATGGACGCGTCAACGGCACCGAGTTGCATGAGGAATGGGACGACGTTAAGCTTGTGCTCGTGCAACACTACAACGGCGAAGCCTATGACGAGCTTGGCAAGTCAGGCCACGAATTAGCACAAGGCCATTTCATGGACAACGCCTTTTTGATTTACTGCACCATCGTCAACCCCGACGGCTTTAAAAATTACGCCAAGTACAAGCAAGTCTTCAAGAAGATGGCTAAGTGGTAAGAATTCAAGCCCTAGGCATAGGGCTAACCTGATCTGGCGTAAAAATTTGATTATCAAAAGGAAAAATATCATGATCGACAAAATTGAGCAAGAATTCCCCGACCTGACGCTTGTGCATCTCAAAGATGGGCGGGTGATCGGCATCAACTCCGAGTGCGTCGTCTTGTACGCGAACATTGACGACTTCTGGGAAGGCGAGACAACCGACCGCCCCACAATCAACCTCGTCTGAGACAGTGCAACTGCTAGCCCTTGTCCGAGGGTTAGCGGGTGACTTGTCACCGATTCAATTCAATCAACTGGAGTAAACGACATGATAGATAAGACATATAACGGTTGGACAAACTACGCCACTTGGCGTGTCAATCTGGAAATCTTTGACGGCTTTGACCCGTCAGACTATTACAGCGCGTTCGACCCGTCAGACGCCTATGAACTAGGCCAAAGCCTGAAACAGTACGCAGAGGAAGTTATTTTTGAGTGCGGCGACGCGCGCGGGCAAACCAACTTGATGGAAGACTACGCCCGAACGTTTCTGCAAGATGTGAATTGGAGCGAAATAGCCGCGCATATGATCGCTGACTACGCGGAGGCTGCGGAATGAAATTTTTACGCCAGAGGCCAGGTTTGCGCCAAACCCTTGATGCCATTGGCTTTGCCTTGTGCATCGCCTTTCCCTTTGTCCTTTACTTTTGGAACATGACACCATGAACGAAATCCATTGTCTTAAATGTGACCATGTATGGGGTGAAGAAGAATCGCCCGATATTTGCCCATCTTGCGGAAATACTGACAAACAGCAGACTGTCTATCAAACAAACCAAAAAGAGAACACCATGAATACGATTGCTGAAACATTCGCGCTCGACCAATGGCTGAGCGACTACCCCGACGACATGAGCTATCCGGACATATTGACCAGTTTGAGCGAGCCCGACCACGTGTGGACGATGGACAACATTTCTGTATGGGTAGCGGTCGAGACGTTCCCACTTAGTCAAGTGGCCGAGTTTATCGAAGACACGAAGAACCATTTTGAAATTGCAACAAGGGGGATGAAATGAGCAACGAACAAGAACGCGCGGCCTACATGGCCGGAGACACCACCGTGGCTAACCTGTTGGCGCAAATTGAGGATCTTACCGAGGCGCTAGGACGCGCGGTGGCAGAGATTGAAGACTTGACGTGTGAGCGTGATTCACTGGTCGTAGAGTTGCGGGAGGTGATGGAATGAACCCGATATTTGCTCAGGCGTTAGCACCATGGACACCCCCACCCGCGCCCACACCGACCGAACTGGTCACCCGCGCCCTGATCATGGGGCTCACCGCGCCGGACGCTCAGAGGGCGCAGGAATGCGCGGACTTGGCTGAACATTGGGCGCAGGGGCTTACAGAGGCCGAAGTCGAAGCCTGCAAGGCTGAAGCGACGGGGTATGTATGGCGGTGATATGCGCGGCCTTGATTGCCGCTATACTTGCCTTGCTGCTGAATTTGTAGCAGTTGCCTAGAACTTAACAGCCCGCCTTGTGCGGGCTTTTTTTTATTTCCTCAATATTTATATTTATTGCTCAACTAGGTTTCGCAGGTCTGATTTGTTCATGTGAATCATGTCGGGGGCGCAAAATATGTGCTTCTTAGTGTCATACTGCCGCGATTTAACCCGCCCTTGGTCAACCCATCCGGCCTCTTTGAGGGCATGCAATAACGCTGCTTGCACAATTTTCACGCCAGTTGGTGCAGACCCTTGCAAACGGTCGCAAACGCTATGAAACGGCGACGCTATCACGCCACGGGCAAACTCACCCACACGCCGACGCATCTGATCGACTAGGAACGACTCGGCGGTACTCATGCCATGTTCGACCATGATGGCCTTGGCCTCGGTCTCC